TGAGAATTATCAAAACTGCCTCGTCCTTCCAGTCTGATTGTCGGGCCTCTAGCAATTTTCCCTGATAAGCTTCCTCACCACGGGCCATACGATCTGCATGTAAGAGCTGTGCCTCTGACATTGCCATTTTGGTTTTTTGCTTATTAGCATAAATTTTACTTCCTGTGCTAATTGCTAATTTTAATGCGCTCAACCACATTTTTAAATTTCTCCTGTCTTCTTTTACACATATAACTTATCATCTCTTGTAGAGATTTTAAAGCCCCTTTGCCCCAGATCTTCCACCTCCAAGAATCTTTATGATGTGCCTGTCTTTTGTTTACAAGGTAAAAAGCCCCTCCATACATGTCATGAAAACGCTTAACCATGTCTCTATCTGTAGTTTCTACCGAACAAGCTAGATATCTTTGTTTTTTTATTTTAGACCAAATACCAAAACAACCCTCTCCATCAAAAACACCAGCAAGAAATATTATTTTTTCTTTTTGTGTTAAATTATCGTACTCCGATAAACTTTTTACCGGTAATTTGTATATCTTTGATCCCTTTAATATCAGATTTCGCTCCTGGTTCTCTATGTGGGCACCCTCCTTTTGCAAGACCTTGTGAATTTGGTCCTTTTTTAGGTGGTGGTCCGTATTTGACTCCTCCGCTTAATCCTTCTTTGTTATTTTTTCTCAAGTTTTTCCCTCGCTACCTTTAATCTTTCATCAGATTGTGCATCTTGTGTCTGAAGTTTGTCATAATTGAATTGTAAAGTGTTTGCTTGTCTAATATTTTCTTGTTCTTGTTTAAATCTTGTCTCATCTGCCTTTCTTTGCATGTCCATAGCTCTTAAATCTATTTCTTGTTGTTTAATTCTTACTAACGGATCTTGTTTATTAGCATTTGCCATCATTTCTCTCTGTACTAACTCATTTGTTATCTGTGCAGCCATTTTTGCTACCTCTGCATCATATAAAATTCTAAATTGTTGAGGATCTTGCTGTTGCATCATCATCATACTTTGATCTTGAGCCATCATTGCGTTAACTTCTGCTCTTGCTTTAAAAGAAATATGATCAGATACGTGAGATTGTAATAAAGCATAGACTGCAGGATTAATTTGCACCATTCTTGAGTTCATAAATGCCATATGTGCAGCTAAATGAGCGTCATGATCCTGAAATTCAAACGCTGTTAGTAGTTGCATTTGTAATGCACGTGCATTTTCCTTTGCAGGGTCCATCGGTTCAGGTTGTTTTGGTGCAGGTTTTAACAATGTTTCAATTTGTTTTGTACCTAAAGCCTCATAAACTCTTCTATATGCCTCATGTATGTTATGAATAGCAGGATTTGATGTAGCAACTTGCAATTGTGTTTGTGCTAAAGTAACTCTTTGTGACATTGACATAATATTTGGATCAGCAACCGGTAAAATATCGATTCTATTATCAAAATCTGAAGCTTTAATTTCTCTAGGACCTCCATAAACGTCATAAGGATACTCTGGTGGTAAAAATTCTGCACAAATCCTTGCTAAAATTCTAAATTCTAACCGCATCGCATAGTAACATCTTTTATGAACCCCACTCATAACTCTAGATCCACGCTCCATCATAGCAATTGTAGTGCCGACAGCTCTATTTTGTGTATCATTTCCTATATTAGTATCAGTGGTAGCTGCAAATTTTTGTCCTGCTTGAACAACAAAGCCCAAAAGTTGAAATAAAGTTGTTGATGGTTCTGTAAAAGGTAGATTAAAAAATTGATCTCTTATATTTCCACCTGGTGCATCAACATCTCTGAACTCTCCAGGTTGCAAAGGTTGATCATCATCTCTAACTCTTATACCTCTAGACTTAAAACCTGCAGGTAAATTTTTTAAAGTACCTGCATCTATTAATTGTCTTAAAGATTGTGTTGCTGCAAGAGATAAACCACCTATCATGTGAGTTAAACCAAAGCCATAAAAACCTAACCCTGGTAAAAACTTGTAATGAACAAAATATTCAATACGTGTAAAGTTTAAATCATTTGGTTTGTAGTTACGATAAATACTTAAAATTTCACCAGAGCCTTCATCTATTGTAACTATGTAAGGAATTTTTACTTTTTTTGCTTTATCATCAAATTTTTCATAATCATCTAAATTTAAATCTACATGCATTTCTAAAATTGTATGTAAATAATCATCGCCAGTTTTTTTTATACCTTCTAATTCGTTTAATTTTTTTGTAACACTATCAGGTTCAGTGTCTGATTTAATTAAATCTATGTCACGATAGAAACCAGCTGCCATTTTTTTTGTAACTTCGTTTTGTGTCATTTTAATAACGTGTGTTATTCTTTCACAATCTTTTAAATCTGATGCATAATACGGAACTACTAAATCTTCAGCAGGTATAAACTTTGATACTGGTCTAGCTAACATTGCATCATAATATATTTTTTTAAAAGTAGATCCTGATAATGGTAGATAAAATAACATTTGATCCATGTCTGTCGTAAATTCTTCCATCTCCTCCATTAACATGTAATTCATATATTCTTTTACTCTATTAGCCTGTTGATCAATTGCTGGTGTCTCTAAACCAACAACTTGTGTTCTTACTGGCCCATCACTAGGTATTAATTCTTTATATGCTTGTGCTTGAAATTGTGTTACTGATTCTGCTAATAAAGGGTGAGTTACGTTAGATGCACCCTTAAATGGTCTTGTCAAATCTTTATACTTAGTTCCTAATAGATCTAATCCTTTGATGTATGTATCTTCCCAATCTTTTCTAGATAATTTATCTTTTTTGTATTCTTGGACTAGCTCCATGGCCATATCTTTTAGAACAGTTTCATCCATCGTTTCAGATAGATTTGCATTGAAATTATCTTGTGGTCTTTCTTCTTCTAATTCTTCTTCACCCTCAATAGTTATTTCAGGCGGAAGTCCTTCAGGTTGCTCTACTAATTCTTCAACCTTTTCTTCTTCTTTAATTTCTATTGGGTTATCTTTTTCTACAGCCATGTCTTATTCTACCTTATTGATTTAAATATATCCACTACTAACCCACCACTGGCTTTGTAAGTTTTTTGTGTATACTTCATCAGAGGGTTTACCTTAATCGCAAAAGCATCAAAATACAAGCTTGGGTCTGATGGTTGCATTTCTTTATATCCAGACATAGGAGTTTCACTTGCGTCTGAATGATATTTACTTGTAATTTTTTTTCTAGATAACTTATGTTTTTCAGGATACTCAAATTTATTTGTTTCAATTTTTTTGTATATTTTTTTTGGATCTGATAAAGATAATTTTACAGACTCCGCTTTTGAACCATAGAATCTAGCAGCCTTCTTCATCAAATCAGGCATCACAGCAGCACCTTTTTTATCAATCCCTTTACCAGAAGCGTAACCATAAAATCTTTCATTACCAGCCTTATAACCTTGTCTAAAACTTAATTTATCAAAAGGAGCCACAGCAACAAAATCTACATTTTCTTTTGCTGCCTTATTCATTAAATATTTTAATGCATGATCACCATATTGATCAGCTTCTACCATTGGAAAGTAGTCAACTTTATTAGCCATAGGATCTCTAGAATAGGTGTTTCTTATTTTAGTATTTATATCTCTTAACTCGCCACTAATACGTTGAACTTTTCCCGTAAGACCCTTTTCAATTGCATCATCTATTTCAGCTAAAAGTTTTGATCTATTGTTTATTAGTAAACCCATTTCTATATCTGCTTGAAATGGATTAATTCTTTCAACTCCTGACAATTGCTGAGACTTTGTTAGCTGTTTAGCAATGCTTTGATTTACATCAGATTGTATTTCATGAATTAAAAACCCTTTTTTTCCATCAGGTGTAAATCTAGTATCAAATCTTACGTGATAAATTTGATTATCTCCGGCATCACTGAAGTGACCAGGTTTAGTTCTAGCAGATCTGTTACCAGGAATATCTTCACTTAATCTAAATATTGTCTCTCTGTAATCTTTACCACCTTGTAAGGTATATTGTGATTCACCTGCATATTGAGTTTTAGTTGCTCTTAAGGGTGATACTTTTGCATTTAAATCTGCTTCTAATTTATTTAATAATTTTTTTTCTGGCTCTGTAAGCACAGGTCTAGCTTTTACTTTTTTAAGTGATTCACGTAAAGATGTAAAACCACTCTTACTAATATCATTTTTAATACCGTTTATGTAATAAAGCGCATCATCTAAATTATTTGCAATATCTATATCTTGTCTATATTTTAATTTAAAACCTCTAATTTGATTTACTAATGCTGAGGTTGATTTTTCAAAAGCTTCTTTGGCTGCAGGAGATGCTCCTAATTCTACAGGTTTAAGTCTATTAATAGGATTTAATTTTATCATGTTACCTATTTCATTCGCATCTAATTTTAAACCAAATTTTTTAGCTGCAAATAAAAGGCCACCTGTTAAATTACCAGTATCATCAAATACAGCTAAGTTAGTATCAAATAATTCTTCTTTAGAGATAGTAGCTTTTCTTCCTGCAAACGTACCACTATCATAAGTAAATTGTTTTGGATCTCTTACAGTTTTTGTTGCAGGTTTGCCAAATACTTTAAAATTTACTTTTCTTGTTGAAGTTAAATGATTAAGCCATTCATCGGCAGAGTATCTTCCTGGACCTATTTTCATAGCCCAATCATAAGTTGATGATCCAAACGCAGGAGCAACATCATCCCCCATGTATAATGATTTAGTTTGTTTTCTAATTACGGGTGGATTTGCTAATTCTTTTTTTGCTAACTGTAGACCAGTTTCTTGTGGGACTTTACCTTCGTACGTAAGAAGTTTTTGTTGTTTTCCGGTGGCCGCTGTCGCTGATTCTTTTTTACCGCCCAGCAATTTACGACCGACCCTCAAGAAAATGTTTTTAAGGGACACTGGACCCCCTTAATATAATTTTGTAGGTTTCTTTCTACCTAGTTTACAACCTTTAGCCATGACTGATTTTCCTTTTTTATATCCCATAGGAAGACTCATCATGCCACCACCCATTTTACCTTGAGCTTTTAGTCTTTGTGTAGCTTCTGTTAATCCGCCACCCATATAACCGCCCATGCCTTTAATAACATCTGCTTTTCTTTTTTTTCTAGCTTCTTTAAGTTTCTTTGCAGTATCTCTCCCTGCCATTGCTCCAACTCTAGCCATCATGGGTCTTTTCATCATCATACCGCCACCCATTTTTTTCTTAGGTCTTTTTGTGAATGGTTTTTTACCAGTTCTTTTTTCATACATTTTTTCTAATGCTGCCTTACCAAGTAAAGCTGCTGCTGCAACACCTGCAGCTATCTTACCAACTCTTGTAGCTTTTGCTGCTTTAACAGCACCCTCTGTCATTCTTCTTCCAACAGATGGTTTTACAGAATTAATTGTTTTTGTTGGGTCCTTAGGAAGATCAGATAATGCACCTTTCTTATATTTCATCATAGCACCTTTTCTTTTACCAAGAAGTGCTTTTTTCTTTTTAGCAATAAGTGCAGCAGCTCCTAATCCTGGAGGAATTGACTTTCCTTTTTCTTTCATTTTTTTAGCACCAAGACCTAATGCCAAAACACCAAGTGCTGCTTTCATTGGTTTTTTTCCAGCCATAGCTTTTTCTATTGCCATGCCTCTTTTCTTTTCATATCCGGATAGTTTCCCGTCTTTGTCTAAATCTGCTTTCTTTGGATTCTTTAGCATAAAATCTCCTAATAATATTTATAATCCTTTTCTATTTTAAAGTTGGGTTCATCCCAGTCGTCTGAATACGTAGAAACAAATCCTCCTTGTCGGTATCTTAACACAGCTTGGGTCATAGAATCAACATAGTCATCATATTGACCATTAGGAAAAGCTGCACATTCCTCAACTACCTCTTGAGCAAAATGTTCATCTAAAGGGGCATATACCATTCCAGACTCAAACACTGGAGCCACAGAGTTAATTCTAGTATGTTTATCTCTACCTCTAGCAGGAACATAATCTACTACAGGAATACCTGCTCTTCTTAATTCATGAATTAATGGTTGACCAGATGCTTTAGCCTCAATGATTACGGTTTCCGGTTCCCAGTAATGATATTGCTCTATCGCAACATTTTTTAAATCTGGAAAGTCATACCTACCTTTCATTGCATCTAGTAGTATTATGCATTTCTCATAACCTTCTAGTGGTTCAAATATTCCCCATGTAGTAATCGCACTATAGTCTGCAGTTTCTTTTTTTGAAAATGCAGTATCATAACTTTGTATTACGTGTAAAAGTTTTGGTAATTTTTCTTGATCCCAGTCTTGCCACCATTCACGTTTGATGATAGCTCCCTCCTCTGAAGTTGGGTCCTGCATGTATTGTGCGTTCCAATTTTTTGTGGACACCGAAGCCTTGACCGCTTCTAAATCTTCTAAGCTCCAATACTCAGGCCATACAGGTTCTCCACTAGGCATTATGGCAGGAAACTCTATTACGTTCCATTTATCTGCTTTAGGTTCACTTTGTGCCTTAATGAGCCTTCCCGTTAAATCATCAGTAGCCCAACGAGTCATTACTACACAAATACGGCCACCGGGTTGTAAACGCTGTCTGGGTCCTGATGAATACCAATCATAAGCCCTGTCCATAGCAGAGTCAGACATTGAGTCTTGCTCTGTATGTGGGTCATCAATAATTAAAAGGTCTGCCCCTCGGCCGGTTATAGAACCGCCTACACCTGCAGCAAAGTATTCGCCCCCATGATTCGTCTCCCAACGACCTTTTGCTTTTGAATCTTCTCTTAATGTAACATTTCCAAAGATCTGTTTATACTCCTTGGTGTTCATTAAATTTCTAACTTTACTACCGAATCTTGTTGCTAATTCTGCGTTGTGTGAAACTTGCATTAATTTCATTTTAGGGTTCCTACCAATCATCCATGCAGGAAATAAATAAGATGCAAACTCAGATTTAGTATGCCTAGGAGGCATATTGATAATGAGCCTTTTCTCATCATTAGAGGCTATCTTTTGAAATTGTTCTGCAATAATTTGATGGTGCCCATACTTATTTGGGTCCTTTGTTTTACGATAAATAAAATCTGGCCAAACAGCCTCTGCAAAAATTAAAAAATTATCCTGGCATAACTTGATCCACTCTAATTGTTTTTGAAAAATTAAATCTTTTATTTCTTCTTCTGTGTACTGCTCTAAGTTCATACCGTTTGGGACCCTAGTATATGTATTCATATTGCTTTGTAAACCTCTTTGCTTCGCAAAACGGGTGTGTTTTGCGTGGTTTGGTGCTGGTCTAAATAGTTAGTAGTTAATAGCTAAAAATGAGCCTTGTATAGATACACCAATGGCGAGTGATAACTCGCCATTGGCTAATATAATTTATTCAGTTTTTAATGCGTTTATAAGTGTACTAAACTTATTAACAATCTTGTCTTTGAACTCGTCAACTACAGGGTTGCCATTGTTTTCTAAAATATGTTTTTCTACTTCGCCTTGTAGTAGTTGAAACATTATCTCATAGTTAAGTTGCTTTTTACCTTCAACTGTTATGTGTAAATCAGTTGCAGGGGTTGGCGCATTATTACTTACTCGTTCACTTAATACTTGAGCAATATTGATAAGACTATTTGACATTGTTATCACCTATCGCTTTGTATTCACTATAAGCAATTTCAGTAGTGAACTTATTATATAAATCGTTATGAGCAATTTTGAAATTAGCAGTTTCAAATTTTTTTCTTTTACGATTTATTTTTTGTAATCCAAAACTATTACCATTCTCGTCTTGTACAATGATTAAGTTTTGTTTCGTTCTCTCAAAGCAATCAACTATGTTTTGTTTCATAGTGTCTAACTCTTTTACAAGTCTATTAGACTGTAGCTTTAATTGAACATAAGCAAGAACTACTTTTTTTTCTTCTTGCTTTAGTCGTCTTATTGCATTTGTCATTTTACCTCTTTGTTAAGTTAATGTATTCTTATGAATACCCCCTTATCTTATCAAATCCCACATTAATAACAATACAATAGTGTGTTCATTTTGGGTTGTCCATTTTGGGTTTTTCCACAAACAAAGATAGAACTTTTTTAGAACTCCCTGTGAACCTGTTGCACAGAAGCAACTGGTGTGTTGTGAATAAGCAACACGACACCGAGCCGTTGCAAACGAGCAACGGCAACGGCAAATGCATTACCAACTACACCAATATTCTACAACCTTTTTTTCATCAATTGCTTGTTCGCAGAACTTTAAAAATTTAATGTCCTGCTCTTTGTATTCCTTGACACTTTCCTCTTGAAATTGTTGTCCCCAAAAAAAACCATCTTCGGCAACGTAATCAGAGAAACCATTGTCTATCGCTTTACGCAAATCATCAACGACCTCTTTAGTCATATAGCAGGGTGCCTCTTGATCGCCATTAAAACCTAAATGTGCTAACATACCCTCAACTTTTATTTGTGGGTTTTGTTCTGCCCATTTTCTAGCCATAAACTCCTGAAGTCTTGCGTGTTTTCGCCAAACGAAAACCTTTGAGTTTTCTTCTGTATCGTCATCAAAGTATTTTTCCCAATTTACTTTATGACCTCTTAAGTGTGCGTGTTGGTCTAGTCCCATATCTTCTCCTTTGTTAGTTCTGTTCATCTTATCAAATCCCATGACTTTTGCAACAACTATTTTTAATAGTTGTCAAACTTCATACAGAACTTCACCTGCTGTGGAAACCATCTGGCTACCCCAGCTTACAAAAATTTCTTGTCAAACGACAACGAGCTTGGGTAACGAGATCCTACAGCGGGTAACGCCAGTCCTTCGGTAATGAAGAGACGTGTGCTTCTAACGAGCAGCTCATGCGAGAGCTATGCTCGAGAGGACCAGTATGGCCAGGACCGTCAGCGTGAGCTGCGGGAACAGTAACCAAAGCACCAGTAGTATTCCTAATACGTGCATCACGACATCATGTCCTTCTCCTGAGCTGCAGGATCCTTCACCTCTGACTCCGCCCAGCTGTTACCGTTGGCAATGCAGCGAGATCCCCGGGCACCGGTAAGCGCGTAGGTCTTGCCAGGCATTGGTTTATCCTTCTTTTCATTAGCCGACCCATCGACAATGTATTCGCATCCGTAATATTCATTTAATTGTTTGATTAGTTTTTTATTCATTGTTTCTCCTTTGTTAGTTAGGATCAGTAACTCTCTAGAGCTTCCTCCACCCATGGCCATTGGGGTGTTACTAATCCCAGATCATTACATAAGACCAGATGGGATAAATGTCAAGAACTATTTTCATAGACTTACCACCAGCAGTACAGCCCGTGCAGTCCTGATGGGTCTGCTTTAATAATGATATTGCGTTAACAAGCGACATTTCAAAACGACATTCATCAGCTGCATCTGGTTCAGGAGCCCCATGAACTAACAAAGAGGTATAAAAAACATGGGGCTCCTTAACGAGAACGAGCTGTGTCTGGGGAAGCTTCTGGATCTCCAGCTGCACGGGCACGGGTCAAGTTCAAACGAGAACGAGAAACGACATTCCGTGAACGAGAACGAGATTCACCAGTTACCTTCGCCAGTTCCTGCAGGAGACGCTGCTGGACCGTTGGCCATTGAACGGGAAACGAGAACGAGGCAAACGAGACAAGGGAACGAGGATCAGTGAAAAGGGACACCGGTCTGTAAAGTTTAAGCTTTCTCTCTGAGAGGGTCTCTTTGAAGATAAAAACTGTACCACCTTCCTTAACATATTTGTTAATCCAAACTATTTGCCATTTATTTAGTGCTGGAAAACTGAGCTTATCTGATTTTAATTCTATCCAAAAAACATATCTATTCATTACGGCATGTATGTCAGGTATACCATTAATTGTGCTAGATTCTATGCGGGTTAAAAAGC